GCAGAGCCGAACATAAAAAAACCGGGCTGCGTGAGCAGCCCGGAGTTGATGAGATGATCATGAGAATGACAACCGACAGGATCGGTCTACGTCATTGAATGGCACAGTCTCAGCTGGATGGCAATGCTACTTCTGCGCGTCGACGTGACAGTCACAGCACGTCGCCGCGTTTATTTCAAAGGGCTTCCGAAAGTCTGCCAGCCGAGCAGCAAGAACAGCAGGAACAGCAGGACAGTATTCGCGTACGGCGGCACGCCGAGCGTCGAGAAAATTCCGAGGATCACGACGACGAGCCAGAGCAGCATCAGAATCCAGAATGCGAGTCCTAGCGGCATTGTTTCCTCCTCAGTTATTGGAGATCGCTTGCGCGATGCTTTTGCAGATTGCGTCAAATGAATCGAGATACAGACGAGAGTCGAGTTCGCTGTCGCAGAACCCGACTTCAATGAGGATCGCGCTCGCTGTGCAGTGCTTGATGAAGTACAAGCCGCTGCCATCCTTGCCGCCGCGATTTTCCATACCGCTGACGTCTGCGATTCCTTTTGCGACGTCGCTTGCGAGAATGCTCTGCGACATCGCGAAGCATTCCGTTCCGTTCGCCGTGCCATCGTAGGCGTTGAAGTGTACGCTGACATCGAGATCGCGGATGCAGGAATTGTGGAAGTCGCAGATCGTATCCAAGTTCGTCTGCTGATCCTCACTCGTGTCGTCATGGAATTCGACGACATCGCAGCCATACGCTTTCAGATATTGCACGACAGCTGGAACGACTTTGCGAGCTTCGTCGACTTCATCGATCACGCCGGAAGCGCCGCGGATTTTCAATCCATGCCCGGACGAGATGACGACGCGGAATGTCTTGACGTCGATCTGCTCGTCGAGCTCGCGCACAGGCACGAGCACATCGATCACATCGTCCGTCTCGACGCCGAGTGCATCCATGAGCCCGGGCGAGAGATCGGCAATTCTCTGCGTGTCCTCATGTGGCCCCCAGTCCGCTGGCTGCGCGATGAAAATTTTGCCATTCGCCGGATTGCGCACGGCGACGCGCATCGTCAGCAATTCCTCCTTGCTCATCCCCGACAGATCGTAATTCCATCGGCAAGCGATGTAGAACTTCTCCGGATTTAAACGTCGCGCCAGGCCGCTCGTGTTCGGCGGCTGCTGCGGCAGAAACAGATGCGGAGCCATATCTATTTCATAGATGAAAGCGAGCCCTTCCGACGGCGATACGCCAGCATCATCGGGACCGCCGAACCACGAGCATTTGCCAGAGAGTTTCATGGTTTTATTCTTCCCTTTCGCACTTGCCGCCGAACTTTTCGATCTTATCGCAAATCTGATCCTCTGTTTCCTTCACGCACAAGCCGCGACCGGAGACGGAGATTGATGATCCATGTCCATTCTTGCATATCGTATCATGCGGATGCGCGCCTTTGAGAACGATCACTTGCGAGTGCTCGACGCGGATCGGAAAACCGTCAAGCTGATGCAGAATGATCAGGACGAAAAGCGCTCTAGTCCACTGCATAGGCCGCAACCGGCGGCGTGAAGCCGACGCCCTTATAGCGCGCGACTCGACTGACTCGCACTTCGTCGATTGCGCCATTCCAGCTATTCGAGCCATCGACATAAGTGCCGAGCGCCAACGGCGCGCTACGATCTGCAACCGGCAACAAGTAACCGCTCGATGATGCGCGCAGCAGACCACTCCGATAGATATAAAAGACGCCGTTGTATCGCTCCAGTGCGACATGCGTCCACGTCGACGAGCCGAGCTCGTTCGTCGCTGTTGTGTTGAACGAGAATGTCAGAGCGGAATTGTCGACGAGCGTGAAGACGATCTGCCCCGATGTATTGATATACATCACATTGACAAAAGCACCGTCCGGAGTGCCCTGCGCCCAGATCACTTGCTGCTGAAATGGCGCATTCGTGAACAGCTGAAAATCGATTGTGAAGTCGCGCGCCTGCAAATCCCAATCCGTACTGTCCGCCGTGTAAAGTCCGTAGCCAACGCTGCTGCCGAACGATGCTGACGCGCCGCCGAATTTCGATGTCGCTGTCGTGATCGTCGTCGAGCCGACGGTCAGGACGGAGTGTCGTCCAGTGGCATCCGGGAAGCTCGTGCTGCCGTTGAAGCCGTCGAGATGCAGGAGCATCAGCGTCTTCGCTGACGGATAACGCACGAGCGCTGGAGCTTCGTCGACAAGCGCCATGTTCGCCGTGAGATTGGCTTGCGGCGCTATCGTATGCACGAGCAGTCGTCGATAGATCGTCGTCAGATCGCCCGCGACGGCGAGACATCCATAGCGTCTATCGTTGTCCGCGAATCCTTGGATCGTCGAGACGTTGGGGATCGGCGTCGAGAACGTCAGCACGCTGTCGTTGCCTGTCGGATTGCTGATCGCGTGCGTCGATAACGTGCCGTCAGTCCTGCGAATGACGATGCCGGTCGTGCCGCTGAGAATGGGAATCTGTGCGTCGAGCGTCACGCCGACGATATTGCCGCCAGTGACTTGCTTGCTGACGATGTAGCCCTCGCCCGCGCGCGTCTGCAGGATGTCATGCTCGACGGCGACGAGTGATCCGCGCTGACAGACAATCGATTCGATATCGACATCGAGATAGAAAAACGTCGAGCGCAGATTCGCCTGATCGAGATCGAATAGCGCGCGATCTCGCACCTTGTCCGCCGTGATCAGTCCGTCATAAGTGATCGCTTCGAAGTTGCTCATGTCGGAGTTGGCGGGATTGCGCTGCGGCACTGTCATCTGCGCTTGATCATCGTCCTGCAGATCGTCGCGATACGTCACTTGAAAGCCAGCTGGCACGCGCGCGAAGGCGCGTTCAAAGCGCATGTTGGCGCAGTTACGTCGCGAGAAGACTTGCACAGGAGCATCGAGACTTCGGTCGTTGTCGACGATCACCTTGTACGTGTCGGACTGATACGGTCGCGCATAGCCGCAGGATGCGAGCAGCGTCAGAACATCCTGCACGCGCATGTCGTTGATGATCGCGTCGCACGTCCAATCCGATCCGTTGCACAGCGTCCGCCATGCCACGAGATCAGTGTCGCCGCGCAGATTCGAGGGAAGCGGATCGAGATTGAGCGCGCCACTTAGCACGTCGACGTAATGCGGAGCAGGATTCGACGTGACGACATACGGCGTCGTCCATGCGCTGCCATTCCAATCCTTCACATATCCGGACGCGTTGCAGGAGACAGAGCGGATCGCGCGATTGCGCGCTTTCATTGCGATCAGCGCAAAATTCCCCGGCGTCGTCAGCGGCGGCGAATTCCAGATCGAGACGACGCGCGCGATGGCGATGGCGTCCGAGACGTTCTGTCGTCCAGCGATGATCGACGGCGATACGCCGCCAGCATTGTAATAATAAAAGAAGTCGAAAATGTTCGGGCCAACATTATAGAAATAATTTGCTCGATTGAAGCTCGACGCGGGGAAGGAGTGACCGCGCTTGATCTCGACTTCGTAAGCAGTCGGGCCGAATGTGCCGAGCGCGAATTGCGCCGGATCAAAATAGACTTCGACGCGATTATCATACAGCTTGATATTCTTCAGCCCCGTCACGCCGAGCTGCCCTTGATAGAGGACGTCCGAGCCGCCGCCAGTGCGGAAGAAGTTATCGGCGACCCATGTCTCGGCGCTGGTCGGCCCGAGCGTCTGGATTGGCGGAGCTCCGTGAGCGTACCAGAAGCCCGCTTGTGCTGGAGGATCAGGCGGCGATGCCCATGTCGTGTTGAACTTGAAGATGATGGCGGCGCGATATTGCTGCGCGCTGTTCAACGCGATGTGGACTTCCGGCAGATTGATCCATGTCGAATTGCCGCGACGACGAATGCGGATGCGCAGCGGAACGACCGTGAGCCCCACGCCGCTCACATAGATGCCGCCAGGAAGCAGCAGATGAATCCAGAGCTCGTTGGGATCGGAGCGCGACGCGACGCGATGATAGATCGGAATATTGTTCGTCGGCGTCGTCTGATCCTTCAGCTTGAAGCCGACATCGTCGCAAGCTTGCACGGACAACGTGACTTGCGGCGTCGTCGTGCGCCCCTGTCGCGTGATCGATGTAATCGCCGTGTCAGTCGAAAATCCTTCGCGCGTCTCATAAGTCACATCGCTCGCGCCGGCTATCGTATTGCCGTCGATCCTGATGTCGCTCATCTTATGCGGACCGTTGAGCGCAAAAAGCGCTTCGACATATTCGTCCTGCCCGACGAGCTCGACCACCGGCTCGCACGCAAGCGGAGGAAATATCTTGCGCGTGCCGATGACGCGCGGGATCGATCCTGACTTGTCGATGATGTTCGCCTGCGCGCTCGCTGCTTCGGCGTTGTCCGTGTTGCTCGATCCGGTGTCGGAATTGCTTGCCGTTGTCGGAGGAGCAGTCAGCGCCGCAATCGCCAGCGACCCGCCGATTGCGACAGCGCCCGCGAGAATCTGCGCAGCTGTGATGCTCGTGCCGAAGATCGAGATCGATGTCCCTAGACCGAGCTCCGGGAGCGCTGCGGTCAATCCGGCTGGACCGGCGATGAACGCAGCAACAACGAGCAGTGCAATCGCCGCGACGATGCCGATGACGCTCTTGCGCCCGCCGCCGCTTCCGCCGCTGTGCAGCGTTTGATGCAGCGTGACGGAAACATAGACTTCGCGTCGTGTCGGCTTCGGGCGCACATACGCCCACATCTCGCGCGGAATCACTTCGCCGTTGATGCAGACATACCCATTGCGCATGAAGTCACGCGGCAGATTCGGCACGCTGCGCACCATCTCCAGCAGTGTCGGGCCGACGAGGAGCTCGCGCACGTAGAGCTCGCCCATGCCGAACGGCGGACGATAGGCGACAGGAACGCGATCAAGCTGCTGCATTGCTCATCAATTCTCGATGACGGAAGAAGCGCGGATAACGGAAGGCGATGCTCGCGTGTTTCAGCGGCACAATCGCCGCGCTGATCTTCTGCTCGATGTGCAGGACGTTCTGTCTGCTCACCATGATGCCGATATGAATCGGATCGTGCCGTCGATACATGACGGCAACGTCGAAGGGCTCGAGGGAGCTCGGCAGGACAGGAATCCACGGCTCGACGAATGCTTCGCGCTGGACGATCTTCGCGACGATCTGCAGATCGAGCGCGGACGTGTCGCCATAGATTGGGAGCTCGATCTGCTTCTCCTCCAGCATGACGAGACGCACGAGCCCCCAGCAATCGACGCCGGAAAAGTCGCGGCCATGATCGACGAACGGAAGCCCCACATATCGATTTGCCCACATCATCGAAATAATCCGGGGAAAAGATTCTGCGTTGCGCGCACGCCGGGCCAGACGCGCTGCTGATAATCCCATCCGACGATGTCGGCGCTGATCTGCAGGAAGTCCACTTTCACATTCGTCAGGAATGCCTGATCGAATTGATAGGCGACTGTCGTCGATCCGGGTACGAGCTCGACGACCGGAGTCACGCCGATATTGAAGTCGAGCGTCGAGCAGAGCTCCAGCTTCAGACGCGGCGGCGTCGTCAGCGACATGATCGTCTGTCCGATCTGCACGCTGACATTCTGAATCACAAGCTGCGCCTTCGGCGGCTGCTCGTCGTCCGAATATATCTGGATGTCGAACGGGAATCCGGTGAACGTGATGCCGCGATACACGTAATCCTTCGTGTCGTTCACGACCGTGATCGGCACGGAGAGGAGCGCATGCGTGATCGTCAGGAAGATGATGTTTGCTTCCGGCGAGAATTCGGCTTCGAGCTCCTTGCGGATCGAGAGCGTGACGTTGCGCGGCATTACGGCGGCAATCTCTGCAGCTTGAAGACGACCGAATGCGTGCGCGGCGTCAGACGCGTGATCACTGGCTGAGTCGCCGGATCAAAATTCCAGCTGTAACTGGTCTTGTCGACCGGATGATTCCAAGTGAATGGCAGCGAGCCGTCCTCCAGCGTCGACTCATAGAATGCTTTGAAGCTTACAAGCTGCGTCGTCGTCATGCGATATGTGAGCGAGCAGGACCATGTCTTCGCCGTCGATCTGCGCTTCATCTTCGGCGGTCCAGTTTCCGGAGTGAACGATGCGACATTCGGCTGCGGCGTTTCGCTCCAGCCATTGAGGATCGGGCACTGCGGAATATCGGGCGGCCAGGTCGCCAGCGTCATCGAATCAATCTCATCTGCAGCTTGCTCGTGTTTGGCGTCATGCGTGTGATCTCCGGAGTCTCACTCGGCACGAAAGTCCAAGTGTAACTTGTTTTGTTTACAGGATGTGGCCAGACGAAGGGAAGCGTGCCATCCTGCAGCGCTGTCTCATAGAAGCTTTTGAACGTCGCAAGCTGCGCATTGCTCAGCTTGAATTCTGCCGTGCCAAGCCAATTCTTCTGCACTGTCTTTCGTCGTATCTTCTGCGGCCCGACTTCCGGCTTGAATTGGATCAGATTCGTCTGCGTCGTTTCATTCCAAGAATTGAGCGCCGGACATTGCGGCAGTGTCGCGGGCCAGATCGATGTCGGCTGTCGTCCAATCGCTTCGCCGAATCCGGATGCGCGTCCTATTGCGGAGATCGTCTGCAGCGTTCCGGAGATGCCCGCCGCCTGACCGACGCCGAATGCAGCGCCGACTGTTGGCCCATTGATCAGCAAGCTCGCGACAGCTGCAGCAGCGCCGACGCCAGCGGCATTGCCCGTCGTCGCGACGATATTGCTGACGACATCTGCGAGCATAGGCCCGGCGAATGCTTCCGCGCCGAATGCTTCCGCGCCGAATCCCCAAAACAATCCTTCGCCGATGATCGTGACGCTGATGCCGGATGCAGCGCCAATTCCCGGTGCTGCTCCGGAGCTCGCGCCTGTCGTAAACGATCCATTCGCTCCGGATGCGACGCCCGTTGCAGACGCGACTCCAGTGATCGCGATGATGCTCTGCGTGCTCGCGGCTGCAGCGCCTTGTCCAGCCGCGACGGCTATCGTATTCGAAATGCTCGCGGCAAAATTTGCCTGCCCGAGTGCAAGCGTGCCGAGAGCATCGAAAAACATCAGCGCACTTTATTCGGACGCAGCCCGAAGCGCGCTCTGTTGGACGCATCAGCATCGCCGCTTGCGATTGTCCGCTTGACGATGCCGATCACGAGCTCCTCGACGCTCGTGCCCTGATTCTTGCGCTGCTGCGTCGTCTCCACGTCGCCGCTTGCGTAATTGTTCACTGTGACTTTCAGATCCCCGGAGGATGATGCTTTGGACAGTCCGGCAGGAACGACTTGCCCGGATGCGTGCGGCACGAACAACTCCGGACCATGCTCGCCGATCAAATACGGCGTGCCGGAAAAGACAGGACCGCCGCCTTGTCTTCCGAAATATTGACCGCTCGCGTTAGGGCTTATGTTCGGTCCGGTCGTAACGCCAGCGAGATTAGGACCGAACAAGCTGCCGAAAATTCCTTCGAATGCTTTCGCTAGTGGCGCAGTGACCGTCAGTTTCAGCGTCAGCTTGACGATGTCGGAGATCATCGACTCGGTCATCTTCTTGAAAGCATCCGCGAGCGTCGTCGTGCCCGCAGCTGCACTGCCGAGCGCATTCTCGAAATTGGCGAACGTCGTCGTCGCCAGCTGATCGATCTGCTTGCCGAGATTTGCGCCCTCGATGCTCAGCGTCTTCAGCTGCGGCAGATTTGATGCGCGTATCGCCTGCTGATTCTGCTGCTCGACGATCTGCTTCTGGATGATGAGCGACGCCTGATCGATCTCGTTCTTGCTCAGCTGCAGTCGCGCGGCTTCGGCATAGAGCGCGTTCATTTTCACGGTAACTTCTTGCTGCAGCGTCGCGATGCCGAGACGTTCACGTTCCGACAATGTCTGCGCATCGATGGTCCGCCTGTATTCCTCCGCCGCTTTCTGTGCCGCTGCAGCATCCTGCGGATGCTCGCGAACGGCTTGATTGAGCTTGTACTGCTCGGCCGTTAGCTTCTGCGTCGGCGTTGCCGCCGCGCCAAGAAGCTGGACTTGTCGGATATAGTCCTGCTCCTGCGAGATCGAGAGACTGTGCAGCGCGTTATATTGTTTCTCCAAATCGGCGAAAGCTTTGTTCAATCGATCAACCGCGTCCGTCGGCACAGTGGGCGGCTCCGTCAGCACGTATGGCGGCGGCTGCAGCGCTGGCAATCCCGGCGATAATATTTTCTCGCGCACGGCTGCGCCCGGCGTTTCTCTCCCCGGACCGGGCTGCTCGATGGGGATCAGATGCTCGGGCATCTGTCGCGCATAGTCGAGGATGTCCTTCATGCCGTGCGCGATGGCGTTGATGATGTCCGCCGTTTGCTGCTGCGCGCGCTGCTGACTCGGCGCGAAGATACTGCCGAACGTATTCGCGCTATCCTTCTGCGTGTCCTTGAGATGCTGATCTGCCTCGACCAGTTTCTTGTTGACGTTCTCGTCGATGCCTTTTCCCGCTTTGTCCAAGTTCGCGGCCATCTGCGGAAGACCGGCATTGTCGGCGATGTTCTTGAACACGCGAACGACTTGAATGTTCTTTTGTCCAAATAAATCTGCAGTGACATTCGCCTGACGCTGCTCGTCGTTTAAGCCAGCGATTGCTTTCGCGACGATGCTGACTGCTTCGCCCATACTTCCCGCCGTGATCACTTGCTCCTTCAGCTTCGGGTTGATGGTGTCGAGGACATTGGCGAGCGGCCCCATGCCCGTTGCTCGCAACTGACCGATCTCAGCGGACAGCTTGTTGACCGCGCGCTCGGTCTTGTCGAAGTCGACATTCGCATCTCTGCTTGCTGCGGCGAGCGCCTTGAGCTCGTTGAGCGTGAGCCCTGTCGTCTCCGTCATCTCGCGCATTGCGCGTTGCTTTTCGATGTATTGCTGCGTGACTTCGCTGAGCGCCGTGATCGCCAAAGTCGCAGCGCCGATGCCAACTGCTATCGATGTGCCAATCGGACCAAGTCCGCCGAGAATGCCGCCCAATGGCCCAGCTGCGGCGGTAAAGCGACCGACGAAGCTGGAGAATTCGCTCTCGATGTTTTTGTTCATCTGCGAAAAGCGAGTCTCAATCGCCTTCGTCTGCTTATCGGCGATGGCGTAAGCGTCCTTCATGTCCTTTTCGAACTTCGTCAGCTG